TAACTTTTCACCATTGTTTCAACAATCAATAGAAAGTTTAGATGTATATAGAAAAGCAAATAATAATATTACGGGCCAACCAATTTATTATGCAATGGTAGATGATTCAATAGAATTAGCACCAACTCCTGACAGTTCTTATACCCTACAGCTCACTTACTATGCTAAAATAACTGCGTTAAGTGATTCTAATACAACTAACTTTGTTTCAACGGATCATCCAGACGTTTATTTATATGGTGCATTAAAACACGCCAGTATATTTTTAATGGAAGATGAAAGAATCCCTTTATTTACCAATCAATTTGAAAAGGCATTAGAGGAAATAAGATTAGAACAAGAAAAAGCTGCATTTGGAAAAGGCTCTTTAATGCAGAGAAGAAAAACTTACGGAAAAGCTGGTAAACGAATGTATTATTGGGCGAACAATTAATTAGGAGAATAGAATGGCAGGATTTACAGATTATTTAGAAGATAAAGTTTTAGATCATGTATTTGGTGGATCTGCTTATACAGCACCAACCACTTTATATGTTGGTTTATTTACCGCAGCACCATCTGACACAGGTGGCGGAACAGAGTGTTCTGGTGGTTCTTATGCTCGTAAAAGCATGGCAGCAATGACTGTATCAGGAACTTCACCAACACAAGCAACCAATGGCGCAGCAGTAGAATTTGTAACTGCTACTGGATCATGGGGAACTGTAACTCATGTTGGAGTTTTTGATGCAGCATCAAGCGGAAACTTAATGGCATGGGCTGCTCTGACAACATCAAAAGCTGTAACAAGTGGAGATGTTTTTAGATTCAATGCTGGCGAATTAGACATTACCTTAGCTTAATAACATGGCCTCAGTAGGCTATGGCTCATATAACTACGGAATTGCCGCTTATGGCACTCCGCAATATGAAGTTGCATCCGCAACAATTGCACAGACATCAAGCGTAACTGCCTCATCTAGCGTTCTTCTTGGTGCGTCTGCAACATCAGCACAAACCAGCGCATTTACTTCTGCTGGTACTTTAGTATTACTTGGTCAATCAACATCTGCTCAAACAAGTGGATTTAGCGCGGCAGGTCAAATTGTTACTCTTGGTTCGGCAACATCAGCGCAAACATCAGGCTTTAGTGCTACAGCACAATTAATAGATTTAGCCTCGGCAACTATAACTCAGACATCCGGGTTTAGTGCAACAGGTGGTATCTTACATTTAGGAGCATCAACAATTGCTCAAACTTCCGGCATGACAAGTGCGGGAGAAATAGTAAAAGACGGATCAGCAACCCTAACTCAGACAAGTGGCTTTAGTGCTGATTGTGTTTTAATCCATTTAGGATCTTCAACTATAGCGCAAACTTCTAGTATGAGCGGTGTTCCAGTATTCTCATTAGCTGGTTTTGCAACTATTTCTCAGGAAAGTGGATTTAGTGCTAATGCAAATAAAACACATGGTGGAGCATCAACCATAGCAGAATTAAGTGGTGTTTCTGCGATAGGTGGTTTAAAATGGAATGACCAGACTGTAGCAACTACGACTTACACGAATCAAACTCCAGCTACAACAACTTGGTCAAATCAGACACCATCAACAACGAATTGGACTGATATAGCAGCTTAAAACAGGTAATTTTTTATGGCAGATACATTTACAACGAATTTAAACTTAACCAAACCCGAGGTCGGTGCATCTACTGACACTTGGGGTGGCAAAATCAATACTGACTTAGATACAGTTGATGCAATTTTTGCATCAGGCGGAACTGCTGTATCAATGGGTGCAGTAACTTTTGGTGGAGTGGTTTCTATAACAGATGGATCTGCATCAGCTCCAGCACTTACTAATACAGGCGATACTAACTGTGGTTTATATTTTAGTGCAGCAGATACACTAGCATTTACAGCAGGTGGAACTGGTCAAGTAACTTTTGCAGATGGAGTTATCGCACCCATTACAACCAACGATGTTGACTTAGGTACAGCTTCATTAGAATTTAAAAATGCTTACTTTGACGGAACTGTAACCTCAGATGCTTTTGCAGGCCCATTAACAGGAAATGTTACTGGTAACTGTTCAGGATCTTCAGGTTCTACCACAGGAAATGCAGCTACAGCCACAGCACTTGCAACCGCAAGAACTATTGGTGGCGTAAGTTTTGATGGAACAGCAAACATTACACCAACAACTTTTGCAACAGCATCTTTTTCAGGTGTAGTTACAGCAGCAACTTCAGCAAAAATAACTCAAGTAGCTATTACCTCAAGCTCTAATGCAGTTGCATGGGATTCAGCAGCAGCAGCCAATGCTTATCATGTAACCACAGAGAATACGACTTTCTCAGCACCAAGTAACGCTGTAGAAGGTGCAATAATTTCTGTCGAGATAGCGCAAGGCGGAACGGCAAGGACTATCGCATTCAACACAGTTTTTGAGTTTGCAGCAAGTACAGCTCCTACAATAACAGCTACCGCAAACAAAACTGACATCTTTAGTTTTAGATATAACGGAGCAGTCTGGCAGGAAATCGGCAGAGTCCAAAACCTAGCACAAACCTAATATGGAAACGCTACAGCGTACAGCGAATAGAGGAAGTATATCCACAGGCCCTTATGAGATTGATAACTCTTTGAAGTTAGAAGATGATAACACAGAGGGAATGGCAAAAAATTTCACTGGTGATGGCGATAGAAGAACTTGGACATACAGCACTTGGGTAAAAAGAACAGAAATTACTGGCTCTGATGCTTTTCATTTATTTGGTGCATCATATAGCAATATACAATTTATGACTAATGACCTATTAAGGGTTGAATTATATGATGGTTCTACTACTCGTTATGCTGATTTAAACAGATTATTTCGTGATACTTCCGCTTGGTATCATATAGTAGTAGCTTTAGATTCAACCCAAAGCACTGCGGCAGATAGAGTAAAAATATATATTAATGGGGTGCAAGACACATCTTTTAACAATAGTACATATACCAATATGTCTCAAAATGATCAGTTTGATTTTGGTTCAGCATCAGCCAATTACCAGTTTGGGTATTATTTTGTAGGTGGTGCTAATGATAGAAGATTTTGTGGTTATGTAGCAGAAACACATTATGTAAATGGAACTGCATTAGATTGTACTTCTTTTGGTGAATTTGATAGCGATAGTGGTATTTGGATTCCTAAACAATATTCAGACTCACATGGAACTAAAGGTTTTTATTTAAAATTTGATGATTCTTCTAATTTGGGCAAAGACTCAGCAAGTAGTGGTATAGGAGATTTTACTTTAACAAATATCACAGCAGCAGATCAAGCAACTGACACGCCTACTAATAATTTTTGTACTTTAAACCCTTTGTTTATGTACTCAGGTACATCAGGTGCAAATCCAATTATTACAGAGGGAGCAACAGTATTAACAACTCAACAAAGTGGGTATTGGCATAATTCAGTTTCAACCATAGCAGTTACAAGTGGTAAATGGTATTTTGAAGCCCAACCGGGGACTTCTAGCACCCATGTTACAGCAATCGGTTATGGTGATGAAGAAGATGTATATACTTGGGGTAGAGCTTCTAGCCATGTTGGAGGCTCAAGCACAAAATCAAATGCTTATTTAGGCAGTGATACTGCTGGTTCAAGTTATGGTAGAATTTTTCCTGCTAATAGCTCTCCATCCACAAGGGTAAACTACACAAGTAGTAATATTGTAGGTGTTGCAATAGACGCGGACAATGGCTATGTCTATTGGGCCAAAGATAATACTTGGATTAATAGTGGTGATCCGACAAGTGGTGCAAGTGGTACAGGTGGTTATGCAGTTCCTTCGGGAACAGGAACAAATGGAATTTTATTACCATCAATCGCAGCTTATCATCATACTTCTTTAGGAAAAATATTAATTAATTTTGGTGGTTATACAACCATTTCAATATCAAGTGGAGCAAGTGATGGCAACGGCTATGGAACATTTGAGTATGCGCCACCAAGCGGTTATTTAGCTATTTGCACAAAAAATCTTGCATCTGATGGAGGTTCAGCATAATGGGTAAATATACTGCAATAGACGACCCAACAGCATATTTTCAGACTCTTGTATTTGCAGGAACAGGGGGATTAAATGTACCAGTAACTCATACTAATGATGGTAATAGTGATTTACAACCTGACTTTATTTGGTTCAAAGAGATGGGAGCAAGT